CCAACATATGATACAGATTTGATTTGCTTCCTTTCTAAAATTATAGATCTTGAGTATAATAGTTGTGTTAGGATGCTCGAAAGAGTTGCTGCCACTGGCTGTGTAACTTCTTCAAAAATTCCCATAGAAGAAGTTAACTACCTTGTCAATTTACAGATTAGTGAGTATCTTAATACTTTCGGCTACAAATCATTAAAAGAAAAACGCTCAAAATAGCCGATGAAAGTCCCAGGGAAAAAATACATGAATGATTTTAAACTTCAGAAAGAAGACTCCTATAAAATGGACTTTGCAAAAGTTAACAATCCACCAATTGAATATCTTAGTAGGATCTATAAAGCTACCGGTGGAAAATCATTAACGTATCATCCACACATTGACCCACAGACTTAGTTAGAAATCGCTGACGCAGATTTTTCAAATGCAAAAGCTATAGGTATTCCAAACAAAGATGAAGAAAACTAAATCCAACAAAAACAAACTTCAACAACAACGTGGACAATCTAGCAAAGTAAAAACTGCTAAGAAGGCCTAGACAACGACTAAAAATTAGCCGAAACCTATCCTCAAGGAGCACACCGATAATGGACTAAGGCCCACGGAGAATGTTGCTTTAGCTACTCAACGTGTCGGTGCTGACACCAGGCAAGGGATGTAGAGACATGTCCGCATGAGACACCCGAAGCATCAGCATGACAACTTTCAACATGACTTGCAAATGGCTTTAGATCATTTCGAGTCATCAAAACATGAATATGCACAAACATTATTGTACCCTGAAATTTGTCTTGCCAGAATACCATTTTTATGCCCAGTACCAACTGCCATTTCTCGAGCTGTAAGTATTCAATCTTTTAATATTCCTGCTACCGGAAATGGCACTGTCGGTTGGTCGTTCATTCCAGAAGCTCTCACAAACAGTCAATACTAGCCGGGACAACATGCACCTTTCTATATTGGGGTGCCAGATGCAAGTATTCCATCTACCACAGATGTTATCGATGCAACTGGTGTCTCTATGAGTAGAGAGTTGCTTTTCCCGAACTTCAGTTTCGACTCGGTTGCGGCAATGCGAATTGTCGGAGCATCGCTCACTGTTACCCAAACGCAACGTCTAGTCGATCGTGCAGGCTACGGCCTCCAATCACGGATATATGGATTATCAGATCGGTTCGCCACTCATATATCCAAACTCTCAGTATTGAATGCAACTTATAAGGATGAAACTAACTTCTCTTCCGGAGAAGAGGCATACTTAAGGATGGTATATGCCCCGGCGGATTTCTCAGATCTGCACATGACTGTGCAGAATAGGAATGACCCTCCTCGTCCGGAGCTTGACTTACAGACTTAGCCAGTTATACAGGGATATGCAGCTGGTTTTCCAGCTGACGGGACCGTGACACTCACCTTCGAGTTTAACGTTTGCGTCGAGTATATCCCCAAACCAGTCCTCTATCAGATGGTTGAACGCAAACCAGTCAAGATTAGTCCTGGCTTGGTAGCAAAAGCAGAGAACTTGGTTTCAACTGTTAAGTCGTCTGTCAGCCCGTCACAACTTGCGCAGCTGAAGTCGTTCTTCGACGCGCCAAGGAGCGAATTACGCGCAGAAGCGCTAGCGTTGCCACATAACCAGCGCTCCAGCTTCCTACAGACTCTGAAGAACTCAGCTTCTGGGCTGCTTTCGGCAGTTTCAGGAGTAGCTCCCATAATCAATATGATCAGCAAAGTTCCATTTTTATCAAAAACATAGCCCTTAAAAATTGCTACCGTAAATGATATTAAGGCTTATGTGGATTATGGAGACATCAATTCAGATGAGGATAGCTTTGACAAATTGCACGATAAACCGAATTTTTCAAAGAAAAGTTCATCAGCTAATATTAAGTCAAAAATCTAAGTTTA